CGCTCCCTATGGGGCGCCCTGTGTCAACCGACACGCATTTCGAAAGGAGGTGGTTGTGGGAGCGAGGTATCGCGGTCGGCTTCAGGCCGGTCGCACTTTCTCGTCGAAGTGGTGGTACACCGGAAATCCGGCTACTACCAAGACTGTACTGGCCACTCGGTCAGTCCAGACATGCTTCGACCACAATCACAGGAGGGGATGGCGGGAACTTGCTTCCCGTCTGAAACTCATTGACGTTGGTGGTCCTTTCCGCCTCTTGGACGCGACTGTTATCACGTCTGGGAGTTACTACGAGTTGGAGTTTAAAGTTACTCCATCATACTCACAGTATTGGCAGGGTGATCTGTTTGCCGATACTCTGACGAGGGATATTCTCTCGTACAGAGGGCTGACAAACCACACTGCTGGCGAAACCTGGCTTAAAGCGATCTGCCCACCAGTGGCGAGTGATACTTCACTCTTTACTGCGGGTGCGACCGCCGTCGCTAGGTCTAGGCCCACTCAACCCCGAGTTGACGTCTCTACCATGTTGGGGGAGCTAGGCGTGGACGGTTTACCGTCTATACCTGGCCAGAGCCGAAACCCTGGTTCTGAGTTCCTCAATCTGCAATTCGGAATTATTCCGACTAGCAGTGATGGGTTGAACTTGTTTAACGCTGTGCGTGAGCAGGCCGATTCTATCGACCGTATGCTCGCCACTAGCGGCAAGCCGATCCATCGGAGGTACAACTTCCCAACTAAGCAGGATGTCAGCCGTCAGCTGTTCACTAATAAACCACCTAGTGTGGTTATTGGGAATGATCTTCCCAATGGACAGCAGGCGACTCTCGGCACTGTAACACGTATAACGCGTTCGATCGAGGATACTTGGTTCAGTGGTGCTTATTTGCACTACTTCCCCGAGAACCCCTTCGGTCGGCTCGTCTCTGCACTCGATGCTAAGTACGGAATTCTACCCGGACCTAGCACTGTGTGGAGTCTAGCACAGTGGTCATGGCTCATCGACTGGTTCACCAACGCGGCTGATGTTGTGTCTAACCTGGATAATCTAGGTGATACACTCGTCATGCCTTACGCCTACATCATGCGTCGATCGACGTACAATGTGGAGTCTAGTTGGTCGGGCCAGTTGAGATTCAATGGTGTCAAGACGGATGTAACAATGTCCGATACACTGGAGATGAAAGTACTCCAGCGGCACCATGCCCATCCCTTCGGGTTTGGCATTGATGACAGCAGTCTTTCTGCTATGCAACTTGCCATCCTAGCCGCACTCGGCATCAGCCGAGTGTGATCCATCCCAACTACCCGCCTGTTTTACAGGCAGTCAGGATACAACATCCATGCTCGCTGATCCGCAGACTATCACCGTTAACGCGGTGGCTAAAAGCGTCAGCCGCACAGCGCAGGAAGGCCGGAAGGGGACGTTCGAAAACGCCTCCGAAGGCCTCACCTTCACTGTTTCCCACGTCGTGGGAACTCGCAGCCGACGCACGGTTAGGCTCGACGTGAGTAAGATCTCGTCGGACCCGTTCGTGCCGTCCAACAACAAGCAGCACACCATGGCTGCTTATTTTGTTCTCAACACGCCGGCAGTAGGTTATACCACCGCCGACATCACGAATTACGCGCAAGCGTTGATTACGTGGTTGAGTGTGGCGGCCAACCGTGACAAGGTCATCAACGGAGAGAGCTGAAAAGGTTCTCCAACACCCCCGTTGTTGATCTTCTGGCCGGGCCCCGAAATGGGGCCCGGCTAGTCTGCTAAGCAAGCAACGTATCTCCACACTCCAAGAAAGGAGGAAGAGTGAAAAGACGTCTGGATGCCTGGCTAGTTATGCTCAGTGAACTGGGCATAAAATGCTCGGTGGACACACTTCGCGACGGGATAACCGCCGCGGAGAGAGTGAAGTCTGAAGGTGACTGGTTTTTGACAGTTACCCTTTCAACCTACGCTAAGGACCTAGAACGGTCCCTGGCGCAAGGTGTCATCCCTTCTGACGCTTTCCAAGGCTACGCTTTCGCGCAGTCCGGCAAGCTCAGTGGACTCCCCAAGCTATTCGGGGGGTTCATGGATCAGATCTTCTGCTCACGTGTGGACGCGTACGAGGGTGGTAGACGGCACCGTGACGAGATGGTCCTTCGGGACCCCTCTGACAAGGTTGCCGCCGCAATCCAGGCCGTCCGTCAACTGTGCTATGCCTTTAATAAGGAATTCGCAGTTTGTGACGAGCGGTTCATCGCTGATGCGATTGACTCGTACGTGAAGGTCGACAGTAGTTTAGGCGACCCGCTCCAAGACCATAGGGCTAACCGGCTTTTCGCCGGTGGCCTTCTGGATCAAATTAGAGCGGTGACCCGTTGCATATACAGGAACGCAATCTGCGCTACGGAGAGTGATCTCCTGCAGTTCGCGCTTACCCCTGTACATGGCCCTGGAGCCACCTCTGACCGATTCTTCGGTAACAAGAAGTGGCATTTTGACTACTGGCCGGAAACGGCTGATGGTCTCTTTCCTAGGGAGCTGTATGCCCTGCCAAACAGCAGGTATCACAGTGAGCTAGACCAGGTGAGACTCCTGTCCCAGTGGGACTCGAAAGCCACAAGGCTCATCGCAGTTCCGAAGACGCAGGCAAAGCCCCGGCTGATAGCCGCAGAACCGGTTGTACACCAGTTCCTGCAGCAGGCTGTTTTTCGGTGCTTAGCGAGCTACATCGCCGAAGATGGCGTTGCATCTCGCGTGTTGAACCTCCACGACCAGGAGCCTAATAGGATCCTGGCCGAACGGGGGTCGCACGATGGGTCCTTGGCCACGCTCGATTTGAGTGAGGCTTCGGATCGCTTGCCTAACTGGCTAGTGGAAGACGTGTTCTCTGACTTTCCTCTGTTTCTAGAGGCCTGCCAGGTTACGCGTACGCCCACGTGCCAGTTGCCGGACGGAAGGGTGATTCCCCTCCAGAAGTTCGCGTCTATGGGCAGTGCCCTAACATTCCCTGTGGAGTCGATGGTGTTTTCTGCCATCGCCACCTTAGGGGTACTCAGGGCATTCGACCTTCCAATCACTCGCCGATCCGTTTTACGGGTCGTGGGTGATATCCAGGTATTTGGGGACGACATAATCGTTCCCAGTGCTGCCGCCGAAACAGTGATCGACTTACTCGAGACCGTTGGGTTCTCGGTTAATCGCACGAAGTCTTTCTGGACTGGGTTGTTCAGAGAGTCTTGTGGTTCGGAGTTTTTTGCGGGACGCGACGTTAGTGTCGTAAAGTTCCGCAAGCAATTCCCAACATCACTGCGCGACGCTGATCGGGTGATCTCGACAGTTAGCACTCGTAACCAGCTTTTTGATGCTGGTCTTGAGCGGACTGCTGAGTGGCTCGACGAGGAGGTTGTACTTCCCATTTTGGGCAAAGACAACTACCCCTACGTCTTACGCACCTCACCCGTTTTGGGGCGTTACGACCATTCCCCGAACTACCAAGTAGATCGGATGGACCCTGACCTGCATGCTCCTCAGGTTCGAGGATATGTGGTAAAGGCAAGACCACCTAAGGTGGGCCTTGATGGTTATCGCGCCCTTCACAAGTGCCTCTCTCTCCCAGGCGTTTCCGCCGAGGATCCGGAGCACTTGCAGCGTAGCGGACGACCACGAGCCGTCAAGCTGAAGCTCGTGTGGGCACGGCCGTTCTAATCGGAGCGGCCGTGTGAGGAGGTTGTTCACCTTCTCACCTGGCTTTTGCCAGGGGAGGAGCGTGCACGCAGTGCACCTCCTCCATCCACAGCGTAGCGGAC